GTTGTCCAAACGTATTCCTCGATACCTAGCGATGTATGCCGCTCCTCTGTAACGGCAGAATAGAGCTTGGTCGTTTGATCCCTTGCCCACAACAATGCTCGGGATTGGTCAACGTCGGTTTGCTCTTGGATCAACCGGACCAGATCACTTACGTGCAAGCCCTGATTTCGTTCAAGGATCCGATCCAGCTTCGCCGCTTGCTGAACCGTTGCGCGCTTGATCAGACCTACGAAAGCGTACCGATACCGGTCCAGGTCTTGCGTGAATTCCCTCGCGTTAACGCCGATGATCCGAGACTGCTCTGCGTCAACCTGGCGGACAAGCCCTCCGAACACCGCTCGCATTAGCGGTTCCGCTTGGCTAGTCCGAAAGATGCAAGCAAAGATATCGCCTATCTCGTCGCTAACAATCCCGTCATTGCGCGATCGAAGCAACGCGATTGTCTCTTTCGCGACACTGGCCTGCAACAAGCGAATTGCTTCCGCCTGCCTTTCGAGCAGCAAGCGGGCGGGCCCCTGCATCGCTCGGCGCCTAGCCTCTTGTGGCGGCGGCTTATATTGCCGGCGCTTCGCGGCCATTAGAGATCCAGCGGCGCGTTAGGATCGAACGTGGGTTGCGGCGGCGTGATTGGCGGAGGGGAATCCGGATCAACGTCCAAGTCAAGGCTCCCGTCCCGCGCACGTGAGCGCCGGATCTCCGCCTCGTCAATGACCCCCAAATCGAACCACGTTCGGTCAGCATTCGCGCGCGCGTTGCGGATCTCTTCATGTTCTTTCGCGGTCGGTACTGACAGCGGCAACGACTCGCATTCGGCGCCAGGTTTGATCAATGAAAGGATCCGATTCAGCTTGGGGATCACACTCTGAATCCGATACGTGTCAGCTTTGCCGTAGAAGATCTCAAGATCACTTACGCCGGTCGCGTTCAGTCCAGCCGGAGACATTCCGAAGAGGACGGTCGCTGGCATATCCGCGGCGCCTGCAAGCCGCTGGGAGATCTGAGCCATCAAGAGCGGTAGGTCGGCAAAGGAAGCGTTCTCTCGCTTGTAAGACTCGCTATGTTCCGGATCGATCGCAATGACCTTGGCAACCGAACGGCTTTGCGAAAGGATCGCCAAACGTTTCTCGATTACGTTCTGGTTCTCAGTCGCGAGCATGTCAATCAAGCCAGCAAGCCCGAACACACCGACGCTGGACTCTTGCAGCAAATGCCCGACCGAAACCCAAGCCAAATCGTATTGCGCGATCGCATCCCATACGGGTTGCAAAACCGAGATCCAAGTCGGGAAACCTTCATTGCGCCCGGCAACGGAACGACGGGCGTTGCGCTCACCGGCTACGGTCAAACCTTCGCAGAAGACAGCTCGGGATCGGTGGAACACCGTGCCGCTCCGCCGATGCATTCCTGTGATCTCGAACACCAGGCCCCGCTTGAAACTGGCGCTTGCCGGATCCTGGTCGATCTCGACCGCCTTAAGCTGGTGCTTTGGTACAACGTCCAGCCATTCCAACCTGGCGTTTTCTGGCAACGGCGCTTCCAACGGAGCTCGCGACTTGCAGCCTAGCAGGATGACGGCACCGCCAAACAGCCTACCAAGCGACAACCCTTTGAGCAATTCGCCGGCTGGGTTTTCCTCGTTGTTATTGATCTCGCGATACGAAGCTAACGCGCTTTTCGGGACAGATAGCGAACGCAACGCGATTGCTGGATATGCCTCGACAATGCGGCGAGACAACCAATCATCATGATAGAGATTCTCTAGATCCTCATCGCTCAAAGGGTCCGCTGCTTGCACCCGATTCGCACGAGCCTTGTCAGTGAAGACGCTACCTAGTTGCGTGATAGTGTTTACGAAACCATCAAGCCGGCTAGTCATTTTTGGATCCTCTTTAGCGTTTGCGCGTATCTAGTGTGTCGAGCCCGGAGTCGGTCAAGCGCTTGCGTCGTCACGTCCACTCTATCGTCATGCGCCCCTCTCGGGTGCGCGCACAATTCGGCTTTCCAACCCTCGACCCATGGCGCGTCAAGCGGAACGAAAACTAAACCAGCCTCGAACACATCGGAATGGGCTATCAACCTAGTCGTCTTATCGTCCTTCGGGTTGACCCGCACGATACCACGAACCGCGACATGCTGCCCGTCTATGACCGTCCCGGCCTCAAGTTCATCGATGATCGCTATGCCGTTGGCCTTCTCCTCTATTAGCTTGACCGGCGCTTCAGCCCAGCCGGGCCGCGACTGCGCTAGGATAAATTGCCTCTTTGCCGTTGGGTAATTCCAGAGTCCGCGAACCTCATCTAACAGATAGTAGCAATCGGCAGCGTATCCCCACAATTCACCAACTACGCGAGAATGAGAATCATCCGAACCCTTCGCGTTGAAATCCCAAGATTGCACGCATTGCATTTGCCGTGGCAACCGCACATGCGCGCCGTTAAGCACATCACCCCACGCACGGATCCAACCCCTTTCGATGATACCGCCCTTGTCCGGAATCGGGTCCTGCTCTAACTGTGCCGAGACGTTCATCGGCGTTCCGAGCGACTTGACCAGATCCTCTACCGCGCTTTCCGGGAAGCGTTCTGGGAATAGCAATTCGTCCGGTTGTGTGCGCCGGTCTAGCCTGCTAGATAGGTCGCTCCAATGCTTCGGGGTCCAATGCATCGGCAGGCATAGCAGATCATAACCATCGTCACGGCATACGGCGGACAGATCCTTTTCCGCGATTCGTTGCATGACGACAACGCGCGCGAATGTCTCAGCGTTCGTTCGCCTTGTGGACATGGTGTTTTGCCACCAATCGATTGCCTTGTCTAGCGCGGCTTGATTGCGTGAGTCCTTTGGCTTGTGCGGATCGTCAACGATCTGTGTATCAGCGTGCCACCCGACGCCGCGACCGCCGATCGAGGTAGAGAAGCGCAGGCCCCCTTGTTGATTCGTGAACAGACCGACCGCTGGCGTTTCGCCCAAAGTGCATTTGGGAAAAGCTTGCTGATAAACGGCAGACTGCAAAACGCGCAACATCTTTTCAGCGTCGCGCAAGACCAAAGTATAGTCGTTTGACGCGACGATCCACTTGTGCTTCGGGTCCCGTATCCAATGCCACGCTGGCCAATGTACCGATACGATAGATGACTTGGACATACCAGGCGGGATATTGACTACGAGCCTTTTGATCTCCCGCTTGCTAACAGCCTCTAGCGCTTCGCAGATCGCTCCGATCGCCCAGCCATCAACGAAAGTTGACGCCGGATCGGCGAAGCGCCAGAAGGCCCGGACGAATCCGTGTAGCCCCCGGCGCCGCTCAATTTCCGCGGCAAGCGCCGAGACCAACGGCGGAACCGGCGCCGTTGCGCCTCGCTTACGTGGCGGCATCCTCGGGGGGCTTGTCTCGAGTGTATGCCTCGACTAGGATCCCTGGCTCGCCCAACGCGGAGAGGATCCCGGCCAGATCTTCGACGCGCCTTGGGGTGTCGGCAGACGGGAGCCACGTCAACGCGCAGGGCTTCCACGGGTTCTTTTGCGGGACGATCGTTTCGGAGTCGAGCATTTCAAGAAAACGTAGCCGCTTTGCGAATACCAACGTAGGAAAAGCCAAAATCGGAACGTCGCAAGCGTCACTTTGAGACCACTGAAACGAATCAAGAGCAGAGGACAGATATAGCGCCTCCTTGACGTTGCCCGCTTGCCATTCGGCGACAAGGCGCTTCCACCATTTCTTCGCCTTGCCCGGCGTCCCGCCTGGCGGGTTGAGGAAAACGCGACCGAGCCAAGGCGCCCCGGGGGCAAGTCCGTCGCAAGCGGCATCATAATACGCGGCCGCTTGGACGATCGAATTGAATGCTTCGCTTGACGCTGGATCCAAATCGATCCCGCCCATGAAAAGCCGCGCCGCTTCGCACACTGCTACGGGCGTACCCCAAGATTCTTTGAGCGGCATTGCATGATTGACGCCGCTCATTTTGCAACCCTCCGACCATGCGGGTTGAAGCGATGCGCGCGGATCCATTTGAGCGCATCAATCGACGCGAGCACATCGTCTGTTGCGCGATGGTTGCTCGGTTGCTTTGGCGTTGGCGAAGTGAACCACCAATCCCCGAGCTGGACCAGCGTTGATATGTCCACATTGCGATGCGACACCAGCTGCAAAAAGCTAGGTGTGTGGACACGGAGAAACGCACGATCAAAGTGAGGTGAGAAACCGCACAAAGGCGAGCGCCAAGGTCCGTTGCCGTCAACACATTGGACGCAAAGGTTCTCACGCGCGAAGTCCGACAGCAACGCACACAAAGATGCGGCCGGTGTCTTTGGCTTCTCGGGATCTAGCAAGTCATTCCAAAGGCCGTTGGTATCATGCATCGAGATCACAACGTCGCTCGCCCGACCCATTGTCGCGTCGACGTCGGTTTCAATGAGCCACGCTTCGCCGAAAATGAAATCCAGATCTTGCGTTGTCGCCGCAACGGCACATTCAAGGATCTGATTGTTCTCCGGGCTAAGGCCGGTCGTTTCCAGATCGATCCACAATAGATTTCCCACCGTTCTCTTGCCTTTCATGTTCGATCGCGCGTTGCAGTAGCATTAACGCGCGCGCAGCCAAATGGGCCGCGTCCTGATATCCTGTCACACTATCCCGCGACGTCAAGTCCGCGCGCACCCGGGCAAGGTGCGCGTCCAAGTGCTCGAAGAGCTCGGCGTTCGTCAGACGCATCCAACGAGGGCCTTGTCGCCGATCGGCGATGGCCCCGAGCCATAGCAGTCCGGCGAGCTTTTGATGCGCCTCACCGATCCCTGGAATATCGAATTCGAGCATCCTCTTTGCCTCTAGTTTCGATCAATGTCTCGAGCTGTCGTAGATAATTCGCCTGCCGATCCAGCTCTCGATCAACCGTACCCATGCGCGCTTTGGCTTGATGTTGCTC